CGTCAAAGCCAATATAGTTAGCCTGTTCGTCATTTAAGTTTTTGATTAGCTCTTTAGCCTTATCCCCATCTAGCTCGGAAAGGTTTTGGTACTTTGTAATATCCTCCCAGCCTTTGATTGCAGAAAGAGCCTCTTCTTGGGCGGCACGGGCCTCGACTAACCTTTGCTCGCCCTTCTCAAAAGCTGCTTGTGGGTTGAGCCCTTGTATAACGTAGCCTTTATCAGCGAGTTTTTTCTCGACCTCCTTACCCTTAGCTAGAAGAGATGCATCGTTTTCAATTTCAACACCGCCCTCTTCAAGAGTTTTATCCCTAAGTTCAGATACGGTTTTCTCGTCACCTTCTCTTAGTGCAAGCCTGTACTTGTTGATAGATGAGCTTTTCCCGATAATGTAATCAGTGCCTCGACGTTGGCTCTCAGATTCCCCTACCTGCTGACTCGGCCTGATGGGTGGGCCATAACCTCGATCACCCATCCACATATTCAAAGCCCTGTTAGCGTCAGCTTTACTCATCCTGCCCATAGCACCCATCTCGCTTGGAGGGGTCTTGCCCTGAGCTTCTGCTTCAAACACTTCATCTACATGGGTGTTAATTACATCGCCCTGTAACTGAGTGTAGTAACCTGAGTTAACTAGCTTCTGAGTTTCTGCCTTAATAGAATCAGCGTCCACCCCAGCCTTTCGCCTATCCCTAATAATACCGTTCAGGGCTTTTGAGTGATCGGCAGACATATCTTTAGTCAGGTTAGCTGCGCCGATCTCAAGCGGAGCCATACCGAACTCAGCGATGCCCTCTAGGAATACACTCTTCCAATCGTTAATCTTACCCTCGGAACTAAGCTGCCCGAAAAATTCCCCAGATGCTCCGAGTGTGCTTTGGAAGGCGAGTGGTGCAGCCATCGGTGCAGCTTTTTGTGTTCCCAGCAATCCTATCCTTGCCGCGTTATTTAGTAAGCCTTCCTTGCCTACCATAACCTTAGCCTTACTACCTGCGGCATTGGCAATTCTCACGCCAGCATTAACACCTCTACCAGCTAGGCCCATAGATAGAGTGTCGAACATGGCAATAGGTATGCCATACTTTGCTGCCTTGCTTCTGGCTTTCTTTAATGTTTCAGGGTCATTGAGAGAATTAAATAAAGATTCAGGGTCATCCATTACGTTACGACCAACCGTTGCTTCGATTGTCTCAAGAAACTTAGATGAGGCGGATAGGTCGTAAGATGTTTTACCTAAGCCACCTGCCATACCCCACAACGCACCGCCAGCAGCAGTGACAGCAGACCCCGGCCCTGACCAAGCACCAACAGCAGCACCAGTAGCAGCACCAGTAGCAGCACCGCCAGCAACATTCTTCCAGCCGTTGTGAAGTAGCGCAGCCATAGATTCAGTGACTACCTCACCTATAATGTAAGGGGTTTCCTTTAGCCCCCAAAACTCACCCCAAGATTTAATGAACCCATCAGCCTCTTGGAACTCTCTAAACTCGTCAGATACTTCTAAGTCCTCTAACTCTTTTCTTATCTCAATTAACTTGCGAGCGTCATCTACAGTAAACTCTTTATTGACCCCAGAGAATGAAGTAACAATATCCGCTTGCTTAGACATTAAGATGCCGCGCTTGGCTGGGTCTTTAAGCAGTGTGCCGAATATGCCTCGCTCTTCCTCTGGCTTCTCCATTGCTTGCTGGAAGCCCTGAACAGTCTGCCTGTCGAAAGCAGCACCATTCTCTCTGTCTTTGATTCTTTGGTAGGTGTCCCTGTACTGATTAAGCTCAGGGTGTGTTCTCCAAGCGTCTGGGTCTTTAGTCAGAATAGCAATCCCAAGCTGGGCATCAGTGTACTCAGCTTGATCTGGATACCGCTGCCGCCACCAATCAAATATAGAAGTCATTGCTTAATCTTTGCTCAGGGAGTCATATTCCTTCTGGAGCTTGCTAACAAGTTCGTTGGCTTTCTTAACGTCTGCTTTAGTTACACCGTTCTTGCCGACAGGTGACATTCTTCCAAGATCGTACTGAGCCTTTCTTAGTCTACCTAAAGCTTGCTGACGCTTAAAGTTAATGGATGGCTCTTTTTTTGTTTCGTCAGAGTACGATGGGTTCTTGTATCTGGAATTATCCCCAGAAGGGTCTTTAGTCCTGATAGAGTAGTTAAGCTTTACCTTTTGAGCTTTCATCTGCTCTAGCTCAGACTTCCCTAATGAGATTTTTTCTCTAAGGCTGGCTTTTTGGGATGGGGATAATACTGGGTTAGAACTACCAAGGCCCAATCGGCTTGGCTTAAAGTTTTTATCATCTTTTAGTCCTGTTTTTAATTGACGCTCCAATCTATTTAACTCGTCAGTGCCAGATTTAATATCTGATTCCAGCCCATCTAACTCCCTTTTAATAAGCTGTACGCCACCAATACTTGAGTTCCTCCAATCAACGCCAAGATCGTCTAAAACTCCCGCTTGTTCAGCATTGATCCCTGCGTCTTGCATAAGTTCCCTTTGAGACGGAGGCAGTTCAGGCATTGACTTTGTTCCTTGTGGGTCAAGGTATCTAGTTGAGCCTTCGCCCTCGCCCTCACCGCCTATTCCCGTTGGCCCCATTTGCTCCCTTGTTGGCTGCTCAGAGCGAGGGGATTGAGATGGTGCGGGGGCTAGGAATGGGTTGCCAAGCTGCCATCCGTTAAGGAAATTAAATGTTTCTTGCGCGGTGGCCGGATCAAATTTCTCCCATTCGGTTTTAGGCACACCTGTAAGATTCAGTCCTGACGGGCTTATGATTCTTGTTTCATCGTACGGTACGGTTTGCGGCCCCGTGGACTCGTTAGGAAATGTAACACTACTGCCGCCTTGGGTAGCAGCCCTATTACCGTAAGTTATCTGAACCTGAGAAGGCCCGTACCTAGCTAGTGTAGATTTCTTTAAGTTCTCCCAAGCGGAAAGAGTTGAGCCCATATCAAGTACCATGTTCTTAACTGGCTCACCTGTATCCTTATTGAATAGCGTTTCCTCCCTGCCTTCCACAATATGAGTTCTATGCGGCTTGGTCGGGTGCTGTATAAATTTTAGAGCCCTCTGGAACTCAACATTATCAGGGTCTATTAAATGCGAAATACCATTCTCTCTTGCGTCCTCTTCTATAAAGAACCTAGTAATCATACCATCGACACCATACTGCCCTTGCGTAGCTCTAATTTGCTCTAGCTCTGGGCCATATTTTTTTGCCTTAATGGAAACTTCAGCAACAGCCCTTATGTCATCGTACTTGATCTTCGCAACACCCTCTTTGTTAGATTTTATTTCTTGGAAATGTGAATTAAACGCTTCAAATAACTCTCCCCTTCTCCCAGCGATGTAAGACTGAGTAACCGGATTTCCTGCCGTGTAAGCAGTAATTTTGTCAAGGTGGGATATAAGTCTACCCCTAAAGTCGGGAAAGCTTTCGCCCTCTTGCGGCCCTCCCAGCATAATTTCATTAAAAGCTCTGGCTGATTTTTCAAACTCACTCTTTTCTACGACGGCGGCTTGGGCTCTACTTATATTTTTCTTCGTTTCGTTTAATTTAAGATTCGCAGTTGCGAGGTCAGTCTCCGCTTGCTTCAGATTAGCTGCGGCTTGTGTTTTTCTTATACCGCGATCTATTGCAGCGTTATTAGCGTAATCGTTAGCTTTAGCTAGAGCAAGATTTGCGTCAGCTTCCTTCTGTGTAGCTTCAGCCTTAGACTTTTTAAGGTAATCATCGGAAAGCTGCTGATACCCCACATCATCAATACCAGAACGAATCTTCTTTGTGTGTTGGTTTTCTTGGGCTAGTTTCTTTGCCTCCTGCTTGGCTTGCCTTGCCTTGGCTGCTCCCTCTTTAATGGCAGACTTTTCTTTCTTATAGAACTGCCCCTGCATCGGGCCTTCCTTTAGGTAATCACGTTCTAAGGCTTTAGCTTTGTTGCCGTCACCTGACTGCCAAGCTGCTTCAATCTCGCTCTGCTGTTCTGGACTTAGGCTTGGACTAGCTTCATAGTAACCACCCTTCTCTAAGGCGTCGGTTTCTAGTTCCATTCTGCGAGCCTCTTGCCTATTGACAGACGCAGCGGCGTTGGCTGCTCTTCGGGAGGCTTTGTCATTTTTATTTTGACGCTTATCCGTCCTGCGTTGACGGGCTCTGTCCATAATGTCTTGCCCTGCTTTCCAGCCAAATTCAAAACTCATAATAATATCTCCTTATCTACCCTTTTAGAAAATTACCAAACCCCTTAGCGAAACTACCTTTAGTAGCACCACTAGCAATAGCAGTTCCCATTCCTCCGGTTACTGCGCCAAGACCGATACTAGCCACACCTCCCAGCACTGCACCGAATGGATCGCTTTGGTTTGCCATCTGAGTGCCGTATATCTGAGCCTGTGTCCCGAATATGTTAGAGGCAAAGGAAGTAGCCTGAGCACCAGCGTTAGCATTCAGCCCGATACCAGCACCTAGTCCTTGTCCCATCATAGGAGCAGCACCCTGTTGAGCACCTGCCACCTGACCGAACTGCGCTGTCTGAGGCTGACCCACATAAGAGCGAGCCATGTTCATACGCTGAGTAAGAAGCTGTCGGCCCATGTTATACTGCGAGAGAGTCTCCTGAATAGCAGGGGCAGTTCCAAGCATAGGCCCACCGCGAGCAGCAGAGGATCGGCGGAATGCCTGTTCAGCAAACTTAACCTCTTCGTCAGACAACTGCGTACCCTTCTCTAGCTCATTCAATGTCATCTCAGCTAGTCGCCGCCGCACCTTAAACCCAACAGGATCAGACTCCTCAATACGTTTCAACGCTTGGTCAGCAAAGTCAGCACCGTACTTCTTCTGGATGTCCAAGGCGGTCTGAGCCATTGAGTCAGCACTCTGCCTGTAGGCTTCTAAGTTAGTTACCTGCTGGTCTAGGTCAGATATGCCACGGAAGTCGTACTCAATAGTCTCGCCACCTACAGTAATAGACCCGAACCCGCCCATCTTAGCCGCAGCTTCAATAGCTTTACGGGCAGGTAAGGTTCGGATGTCGGCCATGATACCTTCTCGGTTGGCCTCTGCATAATTAGGGGCGGCAGGAGGAGGTGGTGTGCCTTTGTTGACAGCATCAGCAGCAGCCCAATACCTTTCACGGTAAGAGTCTGTAATGCTCTTTGCTATTTCAAGAAGCTTGTTGTACATACTGTTCCTCCCAAGAGTTCATTGCGTTGTCGTATAAGTTTCGGATTTGTGATTTGTCTAGTTCTACTAAATTCTCAATAAAGAGAAACTGTCCGTACAGGTCGCACCCCCAGTATCCTGTTATGTATGCTTCCGCTATATCTGGCTGGTGATCGTTTATCCATACAAAGCTTCTTCCTAATTCAACTGCGTCTAGGCTACCCTGTTGCTCGGCAGTTCGGTACGCCTCCCCCACATACACTCCCACTGGCAGGGGCTTCTGCATCTTTATATTCGCTGTCGGAGGTTTGTTCTCGTACTGCCTCCCTTTTACAACTGTGCCTTTGACTATCACTGAATATCCTCTCTATTAGTTGTTGTGAAAGTTCTCTTCTTTTACCATGTCTAAGAGCGAGAACTCGCAACCTTCTCCAATCGGGAACCCTCTCCGCAAACTCATTGATACAAGTTGCGGTTGCCCATCTTTCAGAGCATATGATGTCCGACAAGTAGAAGCTATCGCCTTCGGGGTTGAAGGGTTGCCAATGCCGATCCAAGTCGTTTTCATTGATTCGGTATCCCACTCCCATCCCAACCAATACACCATCCTGCTCGACGAGGCAGAGACTTCCATTTTGTTGATGGAACTTGATGTATATTTCCAAGATATTGTCCGGCCATCCACCGAAACAGAGCCCTCTGGTATCATATCGCCTGATGAAGCTAATGACATCAGATACAGAAAATCGTTTGTGTTCGTCATTGGTCATCTCTCCAGAGCCATAGTGTTCATAAACGCACTGGTTTTAATCGACCTAACTAATAACCTACCTGAGCTTGCCTTGATCTTAAACCTAGCCTCATTGAACTCACCCTTTGTGCTTAGGGAGAATGAGCGAGAGAACGGGCCAACGGCAGGTAGGGTAAACGGCAAAGTAACTGGGAGCGTAACCGATGATGTCTGAGTAGGAATGTTGTTCTCGATCAATACGTCAGTAGCACCAGCTTCTTCATCAAGGGTTGCATATACTTCCGCGCAATGACAGCCAGCAATGCTATTCTCAAACTCTATATCTAAATGGTTTCCCAGCTTAGGCGATAAAAAGTCTCCGTAAACATGACCCCTACTAATGAGAAAGCTTTCTATGTCTACTGAGTTGTCCTGATAGGTGGATGAAGCCAGAGAAGATTCATTAACGTAATCAAGCCATGTAAGAATATTGCCACTGTTGTCGCCCATTATGAGCTTGGGGTAATTACTAAATGCGGACTCGGCGTACACGTTATTAGTCCAGCCTGTCCAGTATCCGCTCCAAGACCTAGTTACAGTATTAAATACAATAGTATAGTCAGGAGTTGTGGCGTTATCTAAAGGAACACTAATAATGTACCTATTGTTCCAGAACTTAGCGCATGAGTTTTGTGCATAGCCCCAGTTGATTCTCTGTATAAGATCGTCAATAGGAGTAGAGATAGGCTCGGATACAGAACTCTGAGCACCTGAGAGAATAGTGCGTACAGTGCGAATACCATCCCGTGCCAAGAAAAACACATCAGACCCAGCCTGTGCTATAGTCCTACCTGCAACACAACCAACAGTATTATCGATTCTATTAACAGCCCAACTACTAGCAGATGATTGAGATGGGTCAGTCACTACCACATGAATAGAGCGTTCCTTGAATACAACTAAATTAAAGTTATACCAGCTTACTATCCCAGTAATAGGATCACCTTCACCGCCCCCAACTCTAAACTGAAACCCAGTTCCCCAAGTAGTTCCGTCTAGAATATCGCTCGCCGCAACTTCATCGTCGTAGTTGTTATTGTTTGCAGAGAAAAGCCTGTTCGTGTGGGATATTAAGAACTTACCCCTAGGTATTGATGAGCCTTCGTCCGTGACTGCTGAACCGTTGTAGGAGTGCAAGTTACCGCTCCCATCCGACATAAACATTTTGTCCACTAACTGAGCGAACTCAACATTATTAGAGGATGACGGTGTGTAACCTGATACGCTAGAAAAGGTTGATCCAGTTGACTTATACAGAACACCATTAGATACAGCTAGAATCTCTTCATAGGAAGGCGTGTCAAAAAAGGTTAGCCCCTTGATCGGATTAGTCAGAGTAGAGCCTACAATAGAAGTTCCTCGCCTAGTAGAAATAGCACCGAACTTGTCGATGTCCATATTCTTGGCTTCGTGGAACTGGCCTTCCTTTAAGAGATTAGCGCGTACATTGCTTATCTGACCGCCGATAAAACTACCGGACAAGTCGTAAGCTAACTGGTCATCAAGACCATCGTTGTAGTGTACAGGCATTAGTTACTAAAATCGTTTAAGTCCCAAGACGCTTCTACTTGCGGAATAATCCTAGTGTCACTTGCTGATTGGTGAGTCTCCAAATCCTTAACTATCATTAGCTGGGCTGAAGCCTCTTGAAATTTAACCTGTGCTTTTTGGTACTGACGTAAATGCTCAAGCATATCACCCTCCACAAAGGATAAGAGCGAGTTATCTATACCGTTAATTAAAGGTGAATCGTTATCGGTGAGTTCTGTTATCTTGAGCTTGCCTAGGACTAGAAGCGTTTTAGCCTCCTTCGGCTTCCTGAGCAGCCTAATTTTTGCCTCACCCGTGGAAGCATTTGGAAGGACAATGAAATTGGCAACCTTACCTGTCTCAGAGAATAATTTAGGGTCAATCCTGAACACGGCTGAGTAGTCGATAGGTGTAATTTCTTCATCATCCCAAGAAGCAGCTACCGGAAAATGAACTGCTGTGTTTAGTGTAACCTCCTCAGTGTCAGCGGCAACGGAATACGAGGTGGTTCCCAGAGCTTCACGCCATAACGCGGAGTTCCATATCATCTCATACCTACGATCAATAAAAGACTTCAAAAGATTCAGACTCCCTTGATCTGTTTTCTGAAGCTTATCCGCCACAAATTGAGCTATAGATGATTTAGTCATTATGCAAATTTAACAAATTGAGTTACTTCGCCGGTCATGCTGTTACTCCCAGCCCCTTTGTAAATCCTTACAGAGTCTGCGTTTGATGGAAGGCCAATAGTGAAGGAGTCCCGCACAGTCATCCCTGACCCACCATCAGTCCCATGGGTTTCATTGCCGCCACCAAGGTCAACCGTGTCAATCACGCTGCCACTAGAATCCTTGATCTGAGCAGAGGCTTTAACTCCTTGATTGCCTGACATTGAAAACCGCATTGTTCCAATCATTAAGAATGCCCCCGATGGGATTGAACTAACAGTTGTGTCGTTGCCAAGGCTCGTGTTGTCACTTTGAACCGAAACAGACGCTGATGTTCCACTGCTGGCCGCTGTTAGCCTTCCTTGTTCATCTACAGTCACCGACGCATTAGTATAGCTTCCTGCTGTAACTGCTGTGTCTGCAAGCTGATCTGCCCCTACAGAATCATCCGCAATTTTAGCTTGAGTTATAGCGTTATCAGCTACCATGTCTGTGGCAACCTGAACCTCCCCTACCTCACCAGCCGTGGCCGCACCTAGCAATCTATTGTCAGTGGCAGTGTCCTGAATCTTAGCGTAGGTAACGGCGTCATCGGCAACCTTAGCTGTGGTCACATTAGCATCCAGTATCTTTGCGGTTGTTACAGCACTATTGTTAATCTTAGCTGTTACTACTGCATTATCGTTAATGGTAGCATTGCCTACTAGATTGTTAAGATCACCGTGAGTTACGGATTGACCCGATGTGAATGTTGTACCACCCGTTAAGTCTGGCATTTTATTCTGCTTTCTTTTTAGCCAGTGCTGACCACACCAAGCCAATGATTGTAATTACTGCGCCAACCAAGGCTTCCACCTCAGTCTCCGCAACCATTCCTCTAGCTACTAATGCGCCTCCACCCGCTGTTAGGATGTGACGAATTATTCCGTTAAGGATTGAGTCTTTATCAAGCATAACGCATTCCTCTCTTTGACTTTTTCTTTGAAGCAGCTTTTGCTTTTTTATTGGCAGCAGTTCTTGCTTTGCCAGTTTTGCTCATGCGTTTCTTAAACTGTCCTTCAGTTTCTTTAATATATTTTTTATAGTTTGGCATATTATCCTCCGAATATCTTACTTAACGCTAATCCTCCACCCGCTGATCCTGCGCCGACAGCCCCTAAGAGCCACCATTTGAATGTCTCTAACTTCTCAATTCTTACCTGATGGTCGTCTAATTGTCGAATCATTCTGTCAAGCTTATCTGTATTTCCTACCTGCCGCGCCTCCATGCGGGTTAGAATAGAGTCAATACTGTCTGGGTTGTATCCGTTCATACTAGCACTTCCACCTTTTACGGGCTTGATTGAGGCGAGAGTTTGGGTCTTTCGCTGCTTTTGGAAACTTCTTAGCTTGTCCTGCTGATCTAGCGCAGTAAGATTTTCGGCGTTTAGCGTCTTTGCTTCCGGCCTTAACCTTGCCAGTCACAGCGGTCTTCAGCTTCGATCCGGGATTTGCCCGTCGGTGAGCCGCCACACCCTTCTTCGTCAT